TGCTTTCATTAAGTCTTTTAAAATAATCTCGGCTTGAGTTTTTTTAAAGACATATTCTACAATCGGCTTTTCATATTTAATATGCTTCATAACTCTAAAAGCTGACATATCAGCCATAAAGTCCGCAATATAAAAAACGCCCTTAGTTATTGTGTAGTGTGTGTCGCCGTCAATCTCACTAAATAAGACTTCTCGGCTTTCTTTTTTATCAATCATTTTAAGACCTTTTTTTGATTGGTTAATAAATTCTAGTTAATACTAGATACAAACAAACTAGCAGGGCTTACTATAAAGCCGTTCCCCTGCTTGAGTGGATTTCCCTTTAAGTTAGAAACTCATCTAGAAGCTGAAGCCGTTAAGCAACCGCACCCCTAAAGGCACATATATTTTTTTATGTATTTAAAGTTAATAAAAATATAAAAATAAATAACTATCCCCTTTATACACTAATCAATTATATATTACAATGTTATTTTTGCATAACAGCTATGCGTGAAACACATACCTTATGTACTCCTTTTGTTCTTATTTGATTAAAGTGCCCATTATAGATATAAAAAGCTGAATACAGCTATTATATAACTTACTTACTTATTAACTAATTAAATAAAAGAGGAATTAAAAAGAAATGAAAAGAATTAAAGAGAAGATATTGTATGTTTTATTTTGGATAATATTAATTGCATTTACTTTGATAGCTTCAGCATTAATAAAATAAATGTTGTCTTGTTTGTCTGTCTTGATGTTGTGTTGTGGATATTAAAGAGCTAAACGAAAAAAACAGACGAGAACACACACACGCCACAAAAAAACAAACAAGCCCTATATAGAGCCCGAGCCGAGCCAAAAAAATACTTGAGGGGACGCCCAACGCTCCCGCCCCTGTGATATGCCAACGGGGAAACCTGAGCCGCCGCTACAGTGGATACCCATTCACATTTTTCTGCTAAAATTTACTGTTTAACAGCTTTGCTTCTTTCTTTCTTCGTGTTTTATAGTCATCACCAAAGTCTAATAACTCATTAGTGACTGCGTTCCAATCATTACTTATAACCCCATTCCAAAAATTAGGAGTCTTATGCTTCATATTTCCATACTGAAAGCCTACCGAAGTAATAACTGTTTGTTGATTTGATGTTAATGCACTCCAAGACTTACCACTATCCTTCTCATAATCACTTTTAATCTTATTAGCGTGATACTTTTGAATAGCCTCATCTAGTATTTTAACATCTACGGGTGATAACACCAATGGGTTGTCTTTTAAATACTTACCCGCTTCCTCACCTCTAAGACCAAAATAAGGTTCTAATACCTCTATTATATCTAAAGGGACTTTAAGAGTCTCTAAGAACTCAGCGTTCTTTGTTTTTAAATCCACACCAGTACCTATAGTTACTCCTGAATTATCATCAAATTTTTCTTCTGCTTTATGTCGTGTTCTTTTACTCCATTCAAAAGGTACATATGCTGTATCTACAGCCTTACCTTCTAATTCACTTATAAAATTCCAATTTACTTTATCCATTATTTGTTTCTCTTTCGTATGTCCTATCGTTGTCCCTAGAAGTATCGCAGTTACAAGACCCACAGCAATTATCTTGATGAGTCTCTTTGTCGCAGTGGCACTCGTGTCCACAATTTTCACATTTCTCCATAATTCTATATTCATAAGAAGAGTGAGTAAGTAAACAGCTATAGTAATAGCTTTAACCTTTGTCTTCCCTAATACGGGTACTTAAATGAACCTATCCCGTCTAGGTTGTCTACCAACTGTGTGCTCCATAAACCTTTCTAAGTCTTTATTGATTAGTTCGTCTTTATGTTGTTGATAAGATAAAGTTTGGTCTCTGTCCATTCTTTCAACCCAGTAATTAGCCGCAATAGCTAATGCGTCAATTTGGTCATCGTGTCTTAACGCACCTTTATCTCTAGTTATTCTAGTTAGTTGCCTAAATAGTTGATGATTAGGTTCTAACTTGAAGTCTTCTTTAATTGTATTCTCGTCTACCACTAGCCTATGAGTATTCATAATAGGCTCTAAGGTATCTATAATTCTTTTCTCTTTTTGTATGTTATGTCTTACCTCTTCAATTTGGCAAGGGTGTATTCTAGCCATAACAGGCTTTAATAACGCTGTAGCCATACCATCACCAAAGTTAGATTCAATAACCACGTTATTCACTTTGTTACGTTTAGCTATAGCTGAAAGCTCTTCTAAGGTAGCATCTGAGTAACCACCATCTAAAGCTCCTATATCGGTCAAATAAAGCACTCCGTGAAGCATTTTAAGCACCGCATACGCTGTTTTGTCTTCCCCACGACCCGCAGGGTCTATAGACATAGCTACCCCTTCAAAATCTGCGTATTCGTCAGATATGTGTAAAGGAGCAACGTAATAATCACCCTTTAATCCTACATTAGGTATATCAGGGTCTATCCCTTTAATCTGTTGTGTACCTGAAGCCCACTGAATTTGAGCAGGAGCTTTATTCCAAGTAGTACAACCTGAAGCTACAATTAAGTCATTGAGCTTTAAGGGATACCTATTAGCGTCAGACATTGTAGTGTCTAACATAAACTGTAAGTTAAATCCTGAACGTCCATATGAAGACAAACGCTCTAACAAATCTATACCATCAAATCTTTCAGGGTCAGTAGGTTCACCTTCTTTATCTGTAATATTAGAAATAATAGAAGATAACTTATTACCATAACCAATAGTTTGTTCTTTAGTTGGATATAACGCTGTCCATATTTTTGTCTTATAACCTCTTTCCTCTAATGTATTATATAAACTCATTTCAGTTTGAGGTGTTCCTAAGAATATAATACGACCCACTTCGGGTTTAATAATCGCATCAAATTCTTTCACAGTTTCACTTAATCTATCTCTCATTAATTGAGTCTGTGAGTTATTTGCTGATTCTACGTCATCGGCAATAATTAAATCTGCACGAGAACCTGTAAGCTGTCCTGTAATACCCATAGATTTCACACTAGGTGCGTGAGATGCTATAGCAGGAGCTACATCAAAACTAATCTTAGAATGTCTTTGGTCATCTCTAGGAATTAGATGTTGTAATATTGGCATTTCATTGATTAGTCTTTGAGTAAAGGTACTAAAGTCATCAGCTCTGTTTTTAGAAGCTGAAACTACCAATATATTCCTTTGAGGATTTAGTAAAAGTTGATGACAGACAAATGCTGACGTAATCCAAGATTTACCAACGCCTCTGAAGGCTTCTATAACTAATCTACGCTCTTTTGACTGTAGATAGTCTGCAATATCATATTGTATGGGAGTTGGGTTAGGTAGGTTAAGAAACTTCCAACATAAATACAAAAAATTCTTAAAATTTTTTAAGCGATTATCCATTTGTGTCAAAAGGTACTTTCTCAAGAATGTTATCAGGTTTTGCACCTAATTTTTCAGAGCTATAAGTTTTACAAACTTCTAAACATACTTTCATTTCTGAAGCTGTTAGCTCTTGTCCTGATTTTAATTTTTGGTATGCGTGTTTAACTAATAATTCAGGTAATTCTTCTATAATTTTTTCTATTTTAACGCCCTTGTCCTCTGTATCTTTTTTTGGTGACGCTTTTGCTTGGACGTTTTGTGTGTCGCCACTTTCTTTTTTTGGGCTTTGGTTTAACATATGTATTTACTCCCCACTTTGGTGCTTTCCCCATTTATTTCTTCTCTCGGTGTTTGTAGTATTTATGATATACTTCCTTTTTGTAAGCCCACATAGATATTCTTGTTGTAATTCGGTGTATAAATCTTATTATGTTCAGAATCATAAGAAGACTCCTTTGTAAAGTTTGTTGCTTTGTCTAGGGTACAATAACCCACAAAGTAAAAAAAGAAAAATGCGTAAATTAAAGGTTTTAATTTTTGCATATATTAAGCATTTTGTTCAAATACTAACGGCTTTCCTTCCTCTACTGGTTTCATTTGTTCTTTCCATTGTTCTTCCGATACACAGTTATATAACATTCTAACTTGCATATGTTTGAACTCTTGAACACCTATAGTGTCCATATAAGTTTCAGCTATTTCTGCAATAGCATAATAGCCTTTTTTATAACATTGTTCTTCAGTCGTAAACTCCCATTTTGTATTAGTCATTGGGGGTAAACAGCCTAAATTAGAACATATTGTAATTACGAGTAAAATCTTACTCATAACTATATCCACTATCTACTTTTTTCTTCTTTTTTAAGAGTTTGAAGATTTGGTCGTGTTGTTTCATAATCTTCTTATCTTTTTTATTTGCTTGTTTTAATTCTGTTTTAATATCATTAACATCTTTTAATAAATTCTCTATATCAAGTTTCATACGCACTTGATTTTCAACTACTTCAGTTTTACTTTCTTCAGCGTATTTTTCATAAAGGATATTAACTTTACTATCAATTTTACTAACATACCAAACTAATCCAATAGCTTGTAGTATAACCGCAAAAATTAAAGCGGCGTTAAATTTCATTCCATTCATATTATTTAATTATTTTAAGTATTTTCTTTTGTCCCATATATATTTCAGTTGTAGCTTTTACTTTTTCACATTTAAAAACTACGGATTCAGGATTAACCTCTTTAATCGCAACCCTCTTGGATTTAAGACAATCGCTTAATGATTTTTTATAGGTATGTTCTATTAAATTTCCATTTAGA